AGATACAGTCTCAAAAGATCCGTAACTTGCTAGACCCCTACACAACTCACGACACATATATGCAGTTTCTAAATGAGAACAAAGACCTCAGAAGCATTCTGTTTGAGAGTTATACTGGTGGTGTTGAGCGTAGTGGTAAACGGTATGGGATTGACCCTGACAGTGCTTGGTTTAAGAGAGCAGAGGCTTTAGCTGATGGGTCTAACAGGCTTACTGGTGTTAAGCTACAGGATACCTTTACTAAGTCACAGATGTACATCACTGAGATGGACAAGTGGCTAAGACTTAACAAGGGCGTTACCCTAGAGGAAACACTAAAGAAAGGTGATCTTTCAGTCATTGATGATGATGTAATTGGTGGCGCTCTAGACACGACTATGAAGTCAGTGTTTGCTAAGGACTACACCACAGAAGACCAGTTGCTTAACGCAGCGGCTAAACAGGTAGAGAACTTCTCTAACATACCTGTCATTGGTACGATCTTACCCTTTGGTCGTTTCTTTAATAACACCCTAGCTACAGCCTACCAGTGGAGTGTAGGTGGTATGGTTGAGGGTGCATCAGCTATTATGAAGAAAGAGAAACGTAACATCAAAACAGTAGAGGCTTTCTCTAGGAGTTTGGTTGGTTTCTCATCCTTAAAGTTAGCGATGGAATACGATGAGAGAAAGCGTGAGAAGGGCTATGCTTGGCATCATATGGACACTGGTGGCGGTAAGGTTATTGACGCTAAGAATATGTTCCCGGTATCTCTGTGGCTTGCTGTAGGACGCGCTGGTAACTTATCTAAGAATGGTGAGACTGTACCAAGAGATCTTATTGAAGATGTTACTGCACAGTTAGCTGTAGGCCAGTTCGCTAGAGATCTACAGTTTGGTAATGACTTGTATAATATGTTTGACGTTCTGTATAACCAAGAAGAGGGAGCTAGACAGGCTTCATTCAATGCTCTGTATAAACAGGGTGGTAATATCTTAGCTGGCTTTACACGCCCACTAGATGCTCTGAATAAGATGGTAGGCTTTATAAACGACTCAGATACAGCTAAGGATGTTAGACAAGAGAAAGGCTTCTCTACCTTCACTGTAGGGGCATCAAAGTATGTAGATAACCTACTAGAAATCTTTAGTGATAAGATTGATGGAATCACTGGTGAAGAACTAAGAGTAGCTACCAGAGAGGGTAAGATTAAAGACGCTAACCCTATCCTAAGAATTATGGGTATAACTCAGGTTCCTACTAGGACGGGTGTAGAGAAAGCCTACTCTATGGCAGAAGCACATCCTTGGAAGGCTAATGAAAGAAGTCAGATCCCTGCATACGATAAGATCTTGAATGAGGTTGTTGTTCCACTATTTGAGGAAAGGGTACTAGACGTTATAGGAAGTGATAACTGGAAGAACGCTAGTGTTAATACAAGAAGAGTTCAATTAAATAGTATAAAGAATGATGTTAAGTCTCAGGTAAGGAAACACTTACTTACAACGGATCTTCCAGAGGGTTCTATAAATGCCCTACGAAGAAAGGCTGCAGTCACTGGTTCTCGTGAAGAGAGAGCAGAGGCTAGGAAGTTTTTAAAGGAACGATTTGGATGGGATGGTAATATAGGGGAGTTAGGTAATGATCCAGAATCCCTAGAGATACTGCAAACATACTTTTCTTTTATAAGTGTTTACCGTAAAGAAAACAAAAGATAATAAAAAGAGGGGGCTTTGCGGCCCCCTTTTATTTTAGTTTAAACAGTTCTGCAGCAAACCGTGATATAGTGGCAACGTCATCAAGCCTCTCTAATGCCCTCTCTCTTGGGCGTGAATCATAGAGGTGGCTCTCTATATGACGTTTAGCAGGCAGTAACAAGGTAACTAGTTCATCATAAAACTTTTCCTGCTTGGCCTTTGTGAGCCTTTTGGCTTCTTCTTCTATGCCCATACTTATGCACTTTCTGGTACTTGGAAACAATACGTTTTAGCTGATGACTCTGGTGTAGGTCTAGTACCCATTAATCTGTCTTCCATCTTAACAGCTACCTCTTTACAAGAACCAGCATCCATAAATAGGCCATCAAAAGCTTGAACTTTTATACGCCCCTCAAACATCATAATGAGTACTAAAGCATACATTAGAACCAGCCCATCACTTGATCTACAAGAGGTGGAATATACTCAGCTGCTAAGTTAACTACTTCACCAACAACCACCATACCGATAGTTGCGACTGCCATAAATTCAATACCTGTCATTTTATTCCCTTTCAAGGAGTTGTTTTAGTTCCTGATAACCACCTATGCAGTTACCACTTTGATCCCAAATTTGTGGAACCGTCTTTATACCAGACTTTTTAAATAAGTCAAGTACCCATTTAGAGTCATTGAGAGAATAGTAGTTAACTGTGCAACCCTTATCTCTTAGTAGACCCATAGCCTTTGAGCAGTGAGGGCAGTCTACCCGCCCCACTAATGTGTACATACCCTTTGCCATTAGGTTATATCCACTATTTCGCAAGAGTCACCTGTACAAGCCATAGTTTGACTTCCTGCAGTGTTATCTTCGTTCTCATACTCTGAAAGTTCTGACCAGTTAATATCTTTTGGCATAGTAGATAGTAATTCCTCGTACTCTTCCTTAGTACAGTCCTGATAAGGAGCTTGCTGATATGTATGATCTGTATGTGGCAAGAAAGACACACCCGACATTTCATCAAAGTACTTGTATACAAATGCACCCACTTCCATCCACTCAGAATCCCGTACTGTTATAGTAACGCTTGGCTTATGTTCACACCAGTGACGCTGGTACGTTAGCCAAGTCTCTAGTTGCTCAATGGCAGTCATATCATTACGAGTGACAGAACCCTCTGGTGATTTAACTGGGAAGCTAAACACTGTAGTAGTATCCCCTTTCATCACACAAGGTTCGTTAGGAACGCCCTTATCTTTCATAAACTGCGTTAAGGGATCTTTATTATCACCACGCACAGTACGGATATAATAGGCACTATGGCGAGCGTGAATCCCAGAGGCTGAATCCACCAACTGGGAGACTGTTCCCGATGGTTTGACGCAGCTAATTGCAGTGCTATGAGGTATACCAAGGCGGTCAGCCCATTCAGCATTAGTAGTAACAGCCACATTTCTAAGGTGCTCAAGAGTTTTCTCCAATCCAGCATTTGCTGATGTCATAAGAGGGTTGTCCATTATTCCCGTAAGTGACACACCAAGCAAGCGCTCTTCTTCTGTGTTGTTTGCCCACACCTTCCGCAAGTAGGGAAACTTTGTGTAGGATGACTGAATGGTTCCCAGAATCGTAGCCATACGAACTTTTCTTTCCAGATCTGTAATACTATCTGTAGCACGTACAACAACCTCTGTTAAGTTACAAAACTGATATGGGCGCAAAATTATCTCGCTGCAGGGGTTAGTACCAAAGTCGTAATTACTATCCCTTCGGTTATATTTTTCAGCCTGTTTTTTACTTGCCTGACGATTAAAGATTCCACGCTCACCTGATTTACTTGCTACTAGAGCTTGCCATTCTCGCATAAACGTTTCCATATCAGGCTTTTCAGTGTAACTAACGCTATTATTAGCTAATGCTCTCCAACTAGCAGTCTCCCACCACTGACCTGACTTAGCGTGACGCATACGATCATCACTCAAGTTAGATAGACTAATCATAGCACTACGGCGAACACCACCAACTACAACAATCTGACCAATGAAGCACATAAGATCGTGACACTCAACGCTGGATAGCTTACGTCCTTGTGCATTCTTAAACGTAGTAATAGCAAAGTTAAATAGTTCTACTAGGGGCGCTGGGCCACTAGCTCTACCACCAAACGTCTTAAGCCTAGCACCTGCAGGACGTACACGAGAAACATCCCACTTAGGGATCTCACCAGCCCAGAGGAGAGCAAGAACTTGACGGAACGCCTTAGCCCAACCTTCCTTACTGTCTTTGACAACGACTGTGGTATCACTGTAGAACAACTCAGGTACTTCCGGGAGCTTACTGACGTACTGACGCTCGACAGAGAACCCGACACCAGTACCACACAAGAGGATGTACATAGCCTCATCGAAGGACTTAGGGTCATCTACGGGTAGATAGCTACAGTTATACCCAGCAGTGTTGTCTCTGTCAAGTGCTGGCCCTGCAGTCATCATAGCTCTCATAGATGGCATAACTTCTAGGTTCATAATAGCTTCACTAATACGCTTAACATAGCTATCTTTACCCGTCTTAGGGTGTACTACATTCTCAATGTATCGCTGCACTGTATCGCCCCAAGTTTCACGCCCCTGACCGTCATAGTACTTAGCGTATCGTGACAGAGCAATAAAGCTCTGGTAGTCTGTTGGTAGGTAGTTATTCATCTATTGTCTCCTGATCCCTTTAAAACACCACGCTGCTCTCTGTCATCAAGCTTTGCCATATTCATTTCCATAGTCTTTTGTAGATTACCCCCAAAGATATTTGATAGGGCTGTTACATAAAATAGGACATCCCCTAATTCTTTCAAGATATCTTCGTCACTAAATTTACCTTTATCTCTAAATACCTTCTTGATCTTTTCAGCCACCTCTCCAGCTTCACCACATAAACCCAGAGTGTTCTCTAATAAACGTTCTCTACCTTTAGTGAAAACCTTGTCCTCAACAAACTGACTGTAAAACCTAACAGGATCTTTACTGTAGTCAGGACTGTTCTGAAACATATCAAAATATCCAAATGCTTCTAGATCTGTCTCGTTAATCATTGCCGTTCCTTTATGTTTAAGTTTTCTAATTTAATTGCTTCTGAGTCATAAAACAAGTCTTTGATGTAATCATAAACATCTTCCTCGTGAGCTTCCTCTACAGAGGATAGAATATGATTGTCTTCATCAAGTTTAAGAAGAAAAGTTATACTAAACTTTCTCATTTGTGTTTTCCTTTATAGTTTTCAATTAACCAACCAAGATACACTTGAGCCTTTTCTAGATCTTCTAGGCCATTCTTATACTCGTGACGCCAAACGTATTTCAATACATTACCAGCCATATAAGCACTAGTACCATCCATCTTACAAGTCATAGCACGTATAGCTTCAATACACTCTATACCAGCCTGATTGTAGTGGACAGGTTTACTTACTGGATTGTGACCCTTTACTGGTGGCTCTTTCTTGGTAAACTCTTCTTCCATATCTTTAAAAAGTTCCTCTATAGCAAAATCTGTCATTAAGCACTTCCCTCTGTCTTTGTCCATCTAGTAAGGCGAAGAACATTGCCTTCTCTAGTTATCTCTGGTTTCTTCTTCTCTTCCATATAGTCTTCCATTAACATATTACGATGATCTTCTATCTCATCTAAGATGTCTGGATACTGTTCAACCCAGTCTAGAAAAGCTGACATAAGAGTTATAACGTGTACTAAGTGAGCCTGTGTATCATTATCAAGATGTGGAGAAACATATATACCAGTGGCAATATCCCCTGACCAACTACCATCCTCTTCTATAACAGGCTTAACAACTAATGCCGCTTCATCTTCTTTAACTTCATAACGAGCCATTAGGCTTTCCTTCTTTTTACAGTTATTCTAGTTTCTTTACAAGGTTTACCACGCTCTGTCAACCAATCCTTTGGTATTAGTCTGTGTGACCATTTGAAACCATACTTGTTACACCAATCTGAATAACGAGACTTTGCACCCTTATATAACCTAGAGTTAGCATTACTAAAGACAAACCTTATATCTAACTTAGGGTGTTGTCTTTGTATTTCAAGATGCTTTCTTCTATCAGCTGCGCTAAAGATACCTTTGGTTTCTATAATAATACCGTTGTCCAATTCAAAGTCTGGTGTGTATGTGCGGTACTTTAGATCTTCCCATTCTATCTTTAACTTCTCGTATCGAACTTCTTTTTGATGTTCTGATAAAAAAGCAGCGGCCTCAACTTCAAGACCACTGCGATATAACCTAGTGTTATGTCTTCTCTTAGCCATTTACTTCGACATAATTAACTAGGGGTGGCGTTAGTTTACCTTTGTACACCTTTGAGGGTAATACTTTTAGATTAGGGAAACACTTATGTTTAAACTGACAGAAGTTGCACCCATCATTTAACACAATATTACCACTAGGTATCCTGCGATAAGTCTCTGGAACAGGTTGAAAGCAACGTTCAAAGGGTTCATCATTGTCAATATAATCAACAGTGTCTTGAATGTCCTTAAGAACTTTATCTTTATCTACCCCAGAAGCATCAACATACTTGAACTCACCACTGTTCTTATTGATAACCCACCAGCCACCTACATCCTTACCAGCGCCCTCTGAGTAACCAACTAACTGAGATACATATCCAAACCCGTCACTCTTCTGCATATCTTCAATAGACTCAAACTTGTTGTTGTATGAATACCAAGATGCAGACTTAACATCGTCAATCCTTCCATCCATTTCCATATCATACTCTCCCTTAATCTCTTGACCATTAGGGAGTTTTAAAACAACTTTATCATTATCTTTGAAACTAACATCAGCGGCAGTAAGCAACCCTTTGAATACAGCCTCGACAATATCCCCAAGAATCATATTCATAAGGAAGTGAGGTGGAAAAGGTTCCTTACCTTCTGGATCGTTTTTCTCAAACCATAGCTGACACTTAGGTCTACCTATGTTAGACATACGCAATCTAAAATCATCACGAGGCCCACTAGCAAACTGCTTTAGCATAGCTGCCTTGACATCAGAGGCGACTTTATCAATCACCTCTTCTGCCATTGCAACCTCACCCGCCATAGCTTTCTGCAAGTACGTGTAGACAGATAACTCTGCAGGGTGATTCATTAGAACACCTCTCCTTCAATAGTGTTATCTTCACAGTTCTCATTATACTTTTCCAAGATCATATTATTTACGTAGTCAATATAGTCTTGAAAGTTTTGAATGTTCTCCTTATCAGTAGGCTGAATGTCAACCTTTGATCCCGGGGAGGCAACTATAACACCATAATCAGGCCCGTTAGGAATAGACTGACTGTCACCTGTTAAGTTAATCTCCTGAGTGAGAACTTCTATAGGACGCTTTCTAGCTAACACTGAATCAATAGACTTTAGACTGTCTCGATTCTTAACATCCATAATGAATGGAATGTCTTGAATAGA